TGTTGATACTAAATTAGCTAAAGTATCTACAGCTGCGTCACCATCGATTGGTGATGCATCAGTTCCTGCACCCGTACCATTAGTTGCATTGTCGTATATAAACTTCAATACATTATAGTCGTAGCTTTTTTTTAATGAATATGCACCTGAAGAGGTTGCAAGAGCTTCAAAGTTTACATGAGATTGTCTTTCTTCAATATCATCTACTTTAAAAGCAAAGTATGAACCTTGATCAACTGTCATAGTTATTTGGTCATCTGCTAATACTTGTGTATCAACTGTTTGACCTCTAGCATAATCTTTAACTGTGATCGTAGGCTCTTTGATAATCTTTACTGTGTCACCAAAGTTTTCAATTTCTCCAGCGTAATCAGTGTTAGTAATATCCTCTACCACTGATGCTCTTCTGAAGAATTTTTGAACTTTCTGACTAAAGATTTGTGGGGTAAAATTACCTTGTGCAAGGTTTTGATATCCCGAAGCGTTTGTAAAAGCCATAATGCTTCTCCTTATTGTTTAGTTAGATTGTTAACGTTGTTCAATCCTACCTTCTAAACGAGCAAGGTCAATCTCTTTTTCAAATTTTTCAAACTGATGAGGTTTTAATTTAGAAATCTCACTAGTTGTCCAAATTTTTTTCTTTGGTATATCAGAATCAGTAGCTTTTTTAGTTTTAGAAATTGCTTTAGCAGCTTCTTTCTTAACATCCTTTTCTTCTTTTTTATTTAACTTACTAATACCACGATCCATTTTATATAGATCAATAGCTCTAGCAGCTAACTTTGAGTTAGATGTATTTTCATACAGCCAACTTTGAATAGTAGGATCTTGTTGTTCAGCCCATTGATGAAAATCGTCTTGTTGACGAAGATCATTAAAATCAGGATGAAGTTTTAAAAGTTCTACTTGAGCTTTTTCTTTTGCAATTTGTTCTTGTTGGAGTTGTATATCTTTATACTTATTTTCAAGATCTGCAGTTCGAGTAGTAGCTTTGTCCATAGCTATAGTTTCTACCATATCATAGACATCTGGGTACTCTTTTTTCCATGCCTCTAATTCTTCTTTAGATTTAGGTGGCACAAATTGTGTATTGCTTGATTCTAATTGTGTACGCAAAGAACTAAGTTCTTCCTTGTGTTTATTAAGCGTAGAATCATAGTGTTTTTTTAAATCGTCATAACGTTTCTTAAAAACACGATCTTCAGCTTTTGCAGGGCGTTCAGCGATAGGAGTAGCCTTTTGATCTGTAGGTTCTGCAGTCTCTTCAGATGCATCGGTGTCCTTCTGTTCGGTTGCTGCTTCTGCTTCCTTTTCTCTTTGTTCCCTATGAAACTTTGTTAATTCACCTTTAGCAAAAGCCTCTACTTCAGCATCATCAGTTTCTCTAACTTTACTGTAAGGATTTGCTTCTTGTAATTTAATTTTAGTTTCTTCAGAAACTTTTTTTTCTTCTTCCATTATTTTTACCTATTGGTTGAGTGCCTTATGGGTAAGGGTAGCTCTATTCCATAATTGTTTGTGGGCTGATACTATGCAAGTAAGCCAGAGTCTACAGTATTCATTTCTGGTGATACCATATCATTTGGTTGACTTGCCGTTTGTGTATCAGGTGGCACGGGTTGTTGATCCATCTGAGAAGATTCTGATAAATCAGCAATAAAATTACTTACTGCTGTTGTTTCATCTTCTCCACCATATCTTTTTGTAGCAAAATTTTTTACTACAGATACAGGTATAATCATGTTCTCTTCTTTTACTCCAATAGAATCTATTAAAGGTCCCATTTCTGGGGCAAGTTTTTTAAGAACATTACTAACAGATGGAGATAAAACTGTATCTAGTAAAATTTTATCTTCATCAGTTAAATTTTGTACTTTGTCTGCAAGTGTTAATTGGTTAGGTTGTTCTTCAACTTTAGGAGCTACTTCTCTAGGAGGCATAGTTTTTTTTGCAGTTGGCATTTTAATTCTAGACATATCAGGAGCTTTTACTTGAGCTGGTTTATTATTCATAATACCTGTTGTTGTAACTTGTTGTTTAGAATCTATAGCCATTATATTCTTCTCCAATGTGATGTATTATATTTATTAATTTGTTTATCACTTACAAAATTACCTAATAACCAACACAAAGGTTCACCTATACCTGCATATATTCTACCTAACAAATCAAATTTACCTTCGTTTAATCTCCATGCAATATCATTTGCTCTATGTTGTGCAAAATGTTTCCATAGTTTTCTGTATCTAGGATATTTTTGTATATGTTTTACAGTAGGTTCTGCCCAAAGTAAATAACCTTTAACATGTTTTTTAGATAATTGTTTAAATGTAAATTTAGTATCTCTTATCCAATCTTTAGTTGATAGTTCTCCTGTTCTATGTAAATCTGTACAAATAACTCTACCGCTAGTTCCACCACCTTCTTTACCAGCACCAGCTCTTAAGTTAGGATTTTGTGATACTTCTTTTTTTTCTAATTCTTTTTGACTATTAAAATCATTTAATTGATCTTGAAATTCTTTAGTTTTATCATTAAATGCTTTTTGTCTTTCTGGAGAAAGTTCAGATATTCTTGCTTGAGTTTTTACAGACATTCTAGTAGCAACTCTTTTAGCTCCAGATTCTGATAAATTTCCTTTAGCAGAATCTCTATTCATACCACCAAATACATGATCATTTGGACTCATCGCTATTCTTCCAGGATCTGTTGATCCACCTAATTCACCTACTGTTTTAAGACCTAAAGATTTTGCAGCAGAACTATCTGCTTCTCTTCTTCTTCTATCTACATCAGTTACACCTAATAAAGCATCACCAACACCAACAGCAACTGCTCCAATTGCTTTCATTCCAGTTCCAGCTAATTTAACAGTAGCACTATTAGTTATTAAATCTTTTGTTGTTTCCATTAAATTTTTTTGAACTTCTGGAACATTTACAGTTTGAGGACCTATTGAATACTTAAATTTATCTGAAACAATATCTGGAGTTTTTGCACCCATTAATGTTCCTGGTGCAACTGTTTTAGGACCAAATTTTTGTAAATCTTCTGATATAACTGGTGCTGCTTTAATTGTTTCAAAAGTATCTTCAAGTGATTTTCTAGCAGAATCCATTCTATTTCTTGCTGCATCTAAATCAACTTTATTTTGTAATCTTTCTTCAGTAGATAAAGTTTGTCTACCCATTCCTAATTCTCTATTTCGTTCTGCAATAGCATTATAACTAGCAACTGCTTTATCATATGCTTCTTTTTCATTTAAACCAGATACTTGAATAGCACCTTGATCTATACTTGTTCTATCAATACCAATATCTTGTTTTGCAAAATCAGCAGCTTGTTTTTGAATATCATCAAATGTTTTAACTTCTCCTACATCCATCATTGGTTGAGGTTTATCATCACCTCCAGGTATAAAGGGTAATGTTTTTTCAGGCGTTGGAGTATCTGAATCTGGTGGTGTTGTTGTTCCATCGCCAGTATCATAATCTGCTTGATCTATAGTTGGTAAACTTAAATCAGGAAGATCTAAAAAACCTTGTTGTTGTATTTTAAATTCACCTGTAGTAGCATCTCTTGTAAATGAAATTGTTCCTGGTAATATTCTATTTGAATCAAATTTTGCCATGTTCTAGTTTATTGTGTTTGTTTGCCTCTTGTAGGTTGAGTATTTGCCGCACTAAAGCCAGCTTCCCCTGGCATTGGTACATTGCCTGTACCGATGTTGCCACCTCCAGCTCCCGTTGGATCTGTTGGCGAAGCTCCTGTAGGTACTTCGCTAGTTGGCCCCATTTGACTTGGTCCTCCAGCAGCGGCTGTATTGTTTTGATTTCCATTTGCCATCCCCATTATTTGTGCATAGATCGCAGCTTTTTCTGGATCATTGATTAATTGATTTGGATCGATATCTAAAGATTTAGCTATCTCTGTTAAACATGTATGCCATCTAACAAATGGTGCAAGAGCAGGGTTAGCTGCTGTTTGCATAAATGTCATTAGCCTTTGAGATCTAACTTCTTTCTGCATTAGAGAAGAAGTACCTGTTGCTTTAATCTCTAGATCACCTATTATATGTGGTGAGTCATCATTAAATTGCATGTTCCAATAAAATAATGATTGTCCTAGGGGCTTTAATAAATAGTCATCTATATTTTTAATAACTGTTTTAATACTTAATGCTGCAGCACCCATCAACATTGACATACCTGATGCAGTTCTAGTTGTAGATTGTACACCTGTTGCACCATGTGAATATGATGGTATACCTGTAGCTTCATCTGCAAGTTGTCTAAACTTGTCAAACATTTGTAAATTTTCATATGCAGTATTAGGAAACTTAACTCCATGTACTGCTTGTCCTGTTTGTCCACTTTGTCTTCTAAATATTTTACCAGGAAATACTTTCATATCTTGTCCAGGTACTAGCATTGTTTCATCAACATCAAATACTAAATTACCTGCAAGTGCTAAGTTATCTATAGCCATTCTTGCATGACCGTTCATAACTTGCTGTGAGTCTTCCATATTTTCTGGTATACCTATTCCAAAAAATTGATATGGATTTAATTCATAAGGACAAACTAAATAAGGTATTCTTGTTGGGCTAAATGGATTCTGTACCATTCTTAAAACTTTATTACCACATATCCATGCATTAATATGTATTACTTCAGAATCACCTTCATATACTAAACCACATTCATCTGCAGTTTTTTTATCTATAATTCCCCAATATTCTAAAACTTCAAATCTATTTTTATAAATACTTGTAATATTTTCTCTATCATATAATGAAGATTCAAATCCTCTAGTTTGATAATTAGGACCCATCTCTAAACATTCTCTAACAGCTTCTGCATCAAACATAGGTTTTTCTGCTAAGTCTTCAAACTGTGATTTATTATAAGAATGTCTTTGAATTACATAATCACAATCATCAATAGATGTAGCATTTGGATCTGGATAAAAATCCCAACATGATACAGCTTCAATAGAAGGTACAGCTTTTATTTTTGTAGCATGTACTCTTTGCATATTACCTTGATCATCTTCTGCTGTAGAAAAAAAGTTATATTCTTTTGTATCTGTAAATGGACCTTTTAATATTCCAGTTCCCATTAAAGCCATTTCAAAAAATACATGACGCATAATAGTAATAGCTTTACTTTCTTCTAATTGATCATGTAGTAATTTTTCCATTTGTTCTGCAGCCATTCGTGCAGGTTCTATTTGTGGAGTACCTGTATATGATGGGCCTTCTTCAAAACCTACATTGCTATATTCTTGATTTAAATTTTTCATTAAATCATTTACTGTAGCACCTGGTGGTATTGTAGCACCATCACCATTATAACCATAAGGATCAGGTTGTGCTTGTGGCTGCTCTTGTTGTTTAGGATTTAAGTGTGCTCTTTCTGCTATATCTTCTGGTACTGATGTAGGAGATACTCCTAAAGGAAATTTACCTTGTGAAAATAAAACTTCAATTATTTGACCAAATGAAGCAAGTACTTTAGTCTTTGTTACTTTAACAAATACTCTTGACTTTTCATTTTCACGGAATGCCATTTCTGGTCCATATAATCCTCTGTAGTTTCTATAAGCCTTCAGCCATCTTTTTTCATCATATACTTTAGATGTTTCAGCTTGTTGAAACTTACCTCTAATTAGACCAACTAATGCATTACCTTCAGCTTCATAGCCGCCATTAGTTTTATTTTCTTCTTCCATTTAAATTAATAATCTCTTTCTTCAGCCATTCTAAAGATTGCTGGATCTACTTTTGACTTTGATTTACCTTTAGCGTCA